CATCATGGGCTTAGTTGCTGGCTTGTACACCTTGATCTCGTCAATGACGACCTCACCGATGCCTGTGCCGTACACGGCTGCATTGACTAGAACCTCAGCGATAGAAGACCGAAGACGTGTTACTGCGAAGTCCTCGTGTAGCTTCTCCCGGAGGTAAGCCACCTGCGAGGGGTCTTGGCCTTGTACGTCGTCCTTGATGTCAAAGACCTTACCACGTCCGAAGGTAGCCTCTTCTATCTCTGCTACGTTGGACTCAACAGCCTGCGCTAGCGCGGGGGCGATCAACTTAGACCGCTCGCTCTGTCGCTCCTGATCCTGCTTAGACCACTGGTTGCGATACAGCCTCATGTATTCATCATGGCGATCCGCGTGGTTGGCCTCGTAGTAGTCCCGCCAGTCGTTGCATTTGCCCATGACCCAGCTTACTAGGTCGCCTTGGATGCCTAGGCCGTTGTGGTCGTCCTGAAATATCTCGTTATCCATAGTGTCCTCAGTAGCCTGCTACGGCATCAAATGGTTCGTAATCATCTTCCATATCTCCACCCATTGAGTAGGGTAGTATAGCCATCTGATCAGTGTATGATAAGGCATCAAGTAAATCGTCGTGAACCAGCTGACTAGGGAACGCCGAAGCTTCATCGACGAACTCAATGTTCCAGTCCCCTTTCTTGAGCTTGATCTTCCCATGCTCGAATTTCCCCTGTAATGCCCAGAGTATTCTGTCTTGTTTCTTTTGATTGCCATGCGTTAGTAAGTCTATTCGGAAGACTCTAGCTGTGCGACGCATAAGATCCTGTAGAGGCTCCATGATAGCCGTCTGGGCTATGCCTTTCTCTATGCCTACAGCTACGGGTTTGTACTTGTCTACTACGCTAAAGATGCGCTCAGCTGTCTCCTGAGGAGTCCACCGACCATAGACAATATCCTCTACCCACCATACTCCGGTGTCGCTAACGAACACCACAGCCATAGCTGAGTTGTCCCTGCGCTTAGTCTTATTGCCTCTGTCTGACTCAAAGCCAGCTAAGTCAATAGAGATGTAGTAGTCACCCGGCATAGACTTGGGTTTCTCGTCGTAGAAGTCGAATGCCTCGGTATCGAAGAACTCAGACCCCTTAGCATCGAAGGATGCCTCGAACTCCTGTCGGTACTGCCAGCCAGCCATAGTCTCCTTGGCGGCTGCTAGCTCCTCTGGGTCAAGCAAGGGGTTATCCAGCGACGTGAGATGCCATGACTTCCAGCCAGTCTTACGGGCCTCTCCGTTCATGTATACGTCATAGAAGCCGTTACGTCCCTCTGGTGTGGAGATGAATAAGGCTGAACCCTTCCTGTCCGCCAGAGCTGGCCGGAGAATAGTATCGAAGACTCCCTCCTTGTGGAATGCGAACTCATCTAGGACTAAGTGCTTTAAGCTGTAGCCTCGTAGCGTGTCGGGTCTATCACTACCTTTGAGGGCTATCTTGTTACCACCAGCTAAGACTACTTCTAGATTGTTCACGTTAGAGGATTCGATAATATCCCCGGCCAGCTCAAACAACTTATCCCACATCAAGTCTCTTGCGAGTCCCTGAGTGGGGCCTACGTACATGACACCACCGGGGTTTCCGTCTAGTGCCGCTAAGATAAGAGTAACGGCAGCGAAGTGTGTCTTACCGCACCGACGACCAGCAGCGATTACCTTAAATCGAGCTGGGTCTGCTATTACTTCCTCCTGCCAAGGTATCAGTGACCAGTTTACTTGCATTAGTTTCTCCTGAAGGGGCAGCGCCTAGGCGTTCCTTCATTCTCTTCTCGACATTATCGTTCTGCTTAGTGTCTGTGTGATGCACCTCAGCGTATAGATTAGCGAGTGCTTGGTCGTCTCGTTTGACTAAGAAATCCTGTAAGTACTTCCTAGACTTCTTAGGCGTTAGAACAAGATCAGCTAGGAGCAGTTCGTTAGATTGATCTCTTGTTAGTTTCCGTGGGTCTTTGTGTTTCTTGGCTTCATCTACCCACTCTGGTACTTCCTCCCCTGCCTTCTTAAATGCCCTGCTTAGTCTGTTTAAGGCCACCCCAAAAGAGCTGTTCTTTCCGTCTTTGGCGTTTCCTGTCAGGTACTGGTAGACTCCCTTTGCTGAGGACTCTGTAGCAGCAGCGTTGGGGTTGTTATCTGACTCCATAGACCCTATCCTGTAGTACATCTCTTGAAGTCCTGAGCCTATTGCTCTGGAGTCTACATCAATGAACTCAAGCAAGGCCCTCTCTACGTTAGAGGGTTTCTTTATTGCAGGCCCTTCTTGTTCAAACATCCTCGACCTCCCCACTAGTTCCACTGATAGTAACTCCAGCAGGAGACTCATTAAGACCAGTAATATTGATACTGACCTGATTATTCGACTTACCATCGAAGGTAAACCCCGCTGATGGAAGGACACGATCCGACAATATCTTCATAGCTACAGCTTGGTTCTTGTGTTCGTCATCGAAGGCTGTGCTGAATAGCTTGTCTATTAGTTTAGACGACCCCGGATGTAGAAGCAGTCGCTGTCTGTACTCTTTTATTGCTGCTGCTTGCTCTCTTTTAGTCATAGACTTCGTGGCTTCTAGCTCTTTCTTGCTAGGACGACCACCTTTATTGTCCGACATCTCCGACTCCTTAGATGTAATGTAGGCAGCATACTCCATAGGGACGGTACTAGGGGTCTTTCCGACCACGACGAATCCGATCTAGACTAGAGACTGCCATTGTTGGGTGGACTCGTACTATAGCTATACTATAGCTTAGCTTAAGCCTAGCTTAAGTTAGACTACAAAGATTAAATAAATTATTAATTCTTTATTGTAGCTTGTTACTTGACTTAAGCTAGGCTTTAGTATAGCTATTGTTGTTAGTACGTTTGTTGTCCTTATACCTATACCGAAATCTGGGCCACTAGGGTGTCCGCCTAGCCTAATGAGCGGTAATAGTTGGCATTTGTGCAGCTTTTGGTGTAACCTTTGCGTTACCTTAGCCTTGAGAGCCTATGGCGAGCCTGTAGTCTGCTTAAGTAAGCAAATACGGGGCTTTGGGCGAGCCTGTTTCCTGCATTATAGCGCACTGTTTTGGTGCGTAGGCTTCCCATAAGTTGCATTTTGCAACCTGAATTGCGAGAAAGTTGCCTTTTGCAAGCGGAGGCGGCACCCCGGCGATTCACGAGTCCACAACAGGCCCCCCCACGCCCCTGCATTCGCGCCAGTCAGTACCAAAAGGGAACGCACTCGGTATCATCCGTGTGACTGGGTATCATCCGTGTGACTGGGTTCTACTTTGGAACGCACATTCGCTAGGCATTCACCAGATCAATGGCATATCCGATTGCATTCTGCGAATGAATAAGAGACGAGAGCATGTCGGGTGCGGCAAGCGCTACCGCTATCCTATGCATGTGCCTATGCATGTGCCTATGCATGTGCCTATGCCTTGCCTATGCCTTGCCTATGCCTTGCCTATGCCTTGCCCCTAATCTGTGAGCCGTGTCACACTTCAGAACATAAATTAAAATAAATACAAATTTAGTTGATTTAGTTATTGACACCGCCAATCGCCTAACCTATAGTGTCTCTCAATGGCGACGGGGAGCCATCACCAATCCCGCCACCCTCAGAGGTGACCTAACACCTAACGGCTAGGTATACAGTCGGGCCACCTGCGAAGGAATAGCAAAGGATGGTAGAAACCTTAAAGGCAACGCGCCAGTGTGAGAAAGGCATAGTCGGGATGACATACGCCCTAGCGCACAAGCAACGTCTTAAAGGGTTCATAGTCTGGCACTGATACCGTGTCACTGACGATGGCCTACGGAGGGCCGAAACTATGCAAAACGTAAAAGTAGTTAGTAGCGCAACTGGCCAATTCTGGCAGATACTGGTTAACGGTGTTATTGTCGAGGGATTCGCTAAACGTGGCCACGGTGCTGCTAAGAAGTCACAAGTTGAGGCAATCGCTGAAACGTACAGGGGCTTAGCATGAGCTTTGAGTGTACGTTGTTGATTCTATTCACACCGGTGCTTGTGTGGGTCGCTTATGAAGCGTACAATCAATGGCAATAAGTCACTGACGAGGCCCCCTAGGAAGGGCCGAAACGCCTCGCACGGGGCGTCTGACAGTTACCTACTAACCAAACAAATTAAAGGGAGTAACATGGCGAAACTAAATTTAGAGCAACGCTTAAGGCGAGTTCGATTTGGGAGGCAGTCGCGCAGGTTTGCGGTGGCTGAGGTTTATTATAACTACGGTCACACTGGATGGGCGTTATGCCCCTGCAGCGCCGATTTAGAGCAGCAGGTTGGTAAAGTAGAAACTTTTGCTACGCGGGACGAGGCAGTATATGCCGCCGATAAGTACTTAGCGGAAGG